TGTATCACAATATGCACCTATACAAAAGAAGATGATAGAAACACAAAATCCACAAGAGTATATCTTTGAACATATAATGAGAGGTGATACCTCTGATGGCATACCTAACTTCTTGTCACCAGATGATACCTTTGTAAATAAGATTAAACAAAAACCTATACAAAAGAAAAAATTATCATATTGGATTGACACTTTAATGAAAGGTGAGGATCCTAAGACTTTCTGTAATGAATATCACTATAGAAACTACCAAAGAAACCAGAGACTAATTGACTTTGACTATATTCCAGATGATATGGAAGAAGACATATATAATACATACAAAAACATTAAGGTACAATCTAAACAAAAGATATTACCTTATTTAATTAATAACGATTTGAAAGAATTGATTGGCAAAATAGAGGAGTTTTAAAATGGCTGAACCAATGTATCAATTATCATTCCATGAAATATTAACAAAGGTTAATAATGCGAAAGATAAAAAGAAAAAAATAGAAGTGTTGAATAAGTATGACACTAATGAATTAAGAATGTTAATGAAGTTAGCATTTGATCCTAAATTAGTATGGAAGTTACCAGAAGAAAACCCACCATATAAAAAGAATGAAGCACCACTAGGTACTGAAAATCATATATGGTTAAAAGCGGAAACAAAAAAATTGTTCCACTATTTAGAAGGTGGTAATCCACAACTAAAACAGATGAAAAGAGAAAACATGTTTATAGAAACACTTGAAGCATTAAGTGATGAAGAAGCAAAGTTACTTTTACACATTAAAGGTAAAGAATTAAATAAAGTTTATAAAGGTTTGACGGAGAATTTAGTAAAGGAAGCGTTCAATTGGGACGACAATTTTATGAGAATTAACGCTTAGTGCGACATCCTGACACACTTTTTATTTAAAAAGCATTGAAAAATAAAGGTTTTTTTATGTCCTTTTTACTTGACTTTTGCTTGTTTTTAGTGTATATTATAAGTATATTAACAAGAAAACGAAAGGTTATATTATGAAACTTAAAACTACTAGAGACAATCTACTTAAATATACCAAAACTCCGTTTGACGGACAAGATTATGAGACCGTTGCTCATCTTATTGCTGGCAATCAATTAATTGCTGCCGCTAACTTTATTGATAGATTAGATACTATGGTTAGAGATACAATGAAAATTGTTATTATGAATACTTGTCCTAAAATATCTTACGAAATGTTTGGGACTATTGAATTTTATGAAGGAGGTCAATAATGAGTAAAGTTAAAAACATGGCGTGGGACAACGCTGAAGAACAATCTGATAATATTATCAATCAATACTGTATAGGTTCTATTGATGAAACAACTGCTAAAAAACAATTAGCAGATGTTGACAATTTATCATTATGTGGTATTGATGAGGACAATGTAGATGAAGTCCTTGATATTGCAAAACAAGAATACGGTGCTAAACTGTTATATAAAAATGAGTATCTTAGATAACATATGGCAAGAAAAAAGATAGATAGATTAGCAGAAAACTTTAACAAAAAGTTTCCTTATTATCCCACACTTACAGACGCTGAGCTGTGGTTTGATATACTAAATAATATTATCTTTAAAAGAAAACTACCGTCTTTTGATAGTATATCTATTAGAAGATTAAGAGGTGCTGTTGGTCAAGTAGTATTTAATGACCAATCAGAAAAGCGAAAAAAGAAACCTAGAGAATGTCATTTAGAATTACATTATAAAATGAAATCCTTTGACACTTTTTTACAAGTGTTAGGACATGAAATGGTACATTTATGGCAATATTATGCGTTAGAAGATAACAGTTGTAACCACAACATTGATTTCTACAAATGGCGTAGAACGTTTGGTGCAAATGGTATTAAACTAACACTTACTATTGACAATGATACAACTAATATTGACTAAGGAGGTCTTATGAAAATATTTTCAACTATATTATTATTAATTGCTGGTGCGTTTATATGGCACGCAGTAGCACAAGAACAACCATGTACAGATGATGGTTGCAAAGAATTTACTGAACAAGTAGAACTAATCAAATACCAGGAGATAGAAGATTTTCCTAATGTTTTACCTGTTATCAATACAGATACAAAATCTCAATTTGTTTACACACTATCAAAATGTATAGACAAAATTTATGAGACAACAGATATTTCAAAACAAATACCAAAAGAACTAATCATTGCTCAAGCGGCATTAGAGACAGGTTGGGGTAAAAGTAGATTTGCCAACGAAGGTAATAATTTATTTGGTATTAGAACTTTCAACAAAGATAGTAAATGGTTATTACCAATTACATGGGACCAAACAAAATGGATTGGTTGGGGTGTTAAAGTTTATGAAACTAGATGTGATAGTGTAAAGGACTATGTAAGGATCCTTAACGAAGTATTTGCTTATGAAGAATTTAGAGAAGCAAGAAGCAACGGTGCAGATGTATACCAACTTGCTGATACTCTAACGAAGTATGCGACAAAAAAGAACTATACATCACTAATTAAACAAGTTATTAAACATAATATAGTAGGTGTTTATGAACTCTAAAGAAGAATTATACTGGAAACGTGTTGACGCTCTAAGAGCATATTTAAAAAAGGTTGACAAAAAGTTGCCAATGATGTATAATATGTTTAAATGGAAATTAATTAAGTTAATGGAGAAAGTGAAGGAGTTTTAGTATGAATATATTTTATTTAAACCACGATACAAAAACATGTGCTGAACAGCATGTGGATAAACATGTCGTAAAGATGATTGTAGAATACGCTCAATTATTATCTACAGCACATAGAATGCTAGATGGTAAAGAGATTGAAGGTAGAAGTAAGACAGGTAGAAAAGTGAAACGATATATTATGGAAGATAAAAGAGAAGACATTATATACAAAGCAGTACACTATCACCACCCTAGTGCCGTATGGGCAAGAGAAACCAAACAACAGTATCTATGGTTGTATGATTTGTTTAAAAAACTAGGACAAGAATACACACACAGATATGGTAAAGTACATAGTACAAACTTTAAACTGAATGAGATACTGGCAAATGCACCTAATAATATTAAACAAGACGGTTGGCGAGAACCAACACCGGCAATGTCACACTATCCTCAATGTATAGTACCAAATGACAGTATTGCTAGTTACAAAAATTATTATGTAGAAGCAAAAGCATATTTTGCTAAATGGTCTAAACGTGACGTACCAGCCTGGTACGCTGCCAGAATAACAGCATAAATAAACATATGCCAACATATACATTTAGAAATAAAAAGACAGATGAACAATGGACTGATTTGATGTCTATATCTGAAATGGAAGAATACTTAGAAAAAAATAAAAAGAAAATAGGTCTTGTGCCGGCTGCACCACTCATAGTAGGTAGTGTAGGTCAACTTGATAGTAAAACTGATAGTGGTTGGAAAGACATGTTAGGAAGAGTTGCAGAAGCACATCCAGAAAGTAATTTAGCTGACAGATATGGTAAAAAAGACCACAAAACATTAAAGATAAAAGACACTATTAAAAAACATAGAAAAAGAGCAAAAGGTAAAATCTAAATAGTCTAAATAGTTATATGATAGTTAACAGCACTAAGTTGTAGGGATATCATATAACCCAAAGATTGTAAGCTGAGTTAACACATAATCCGTAAGTGAAGGAATATTATGGCAAGTAAAAAGAAACAGTTGGAAATATCATTAAAGGATTTGAATGATATTAAACCAATCACAGATAATCAGAAGGAAGTTTTCAATAACTTCGCTGACAAAAATTTATTCCTATATGGTGTAGCAGGAACTGGTAAAACTTTCGTAGCGTTATATAATGCTTTGAAAGATGTTCTGGATCCTAAATCACCTAGAGAAAGAGTATATATTGTCCGTTCTATCATACCAACAAGAGACATAGGTTTCTTACCTGGTGATGAGGAAGACAAGTCATACTTATACCAAACACCTTACCAAAACATGGTTAGGTTTATGTTTAAAAGAGGTAGTGACGCTGAGTTTGATAGATTATATAATGACCTAAGAAATCAAGGCACAATTGATTTTCTTACTACTTCCTTTTTAAGAGGTGTAACAATAGATAATGGCGTTATAATTGTAGATGAATGTCAAAACTTAAATTTCCATGAGTTAGATACAATAATGACCAGAGTAGGACAAGATAGTAAAATTGTCTTCGCTGGTGATATGCAACAAACTGACTTAACGAAAACACAAGACCGTAATGGCATCCTAGACTTTGTTAATATACTTCAGCAAATGCCTGAAGTAAATTGCATTGAATTTGATTTGAATGATATAGTGAGAAGTGGATTAATCAAATCATATTTAATAAACAAAATAAAGTTAGGATTGCACTATGAGCAACAAATTTAAAGAAGCGTTAGAAATAATACTACACCACGAAGGTGGTTATGTAAACCACCCTAAAGACCCAGGTGGTGAAACAAACCTAGGTGTTACAAAAAGAGTTTATGAGGAATTTGGTGGTACTAAGGATATGAAAGACCTTACACATGAAGATGTGGCACCAATCTATAAAAAAGGTTATTGGGACAAATGTAAATGTGATGATTTGCCATCAGGTTTAGACCTGTGTGTATTTGACTTTGCTGTCAATGCAGGTCCAGGCAGAGCAGCGAAGTATTTACAATCTTGTGTTAGTGCCTTGCCAATAGATGGCGGTATAGGTCCTATGACGTTAGCAAAAGTCAACGAATATGTTGAGAAGTTTAACGTGGAATATGCTGTAGAAAACTACCAAAAGAATAGACAAAGTTATTACGAAGAACTATCCACATTTGCCACATTTGGCAGAGGTTGGACGAGACGTGTAGAAGAAACTACTGAGACAGCAAAATCTTGGATATAAGAGCTTGACTTTCCTGTAGGATTGTGATATAATAGAGTTTGAATAGTTAAAAAAAAAGGATTATTATGTTTATTCACAAGCAACCTACAGGTGAGTTGCCACCCCTGAAGGCAAAAAATGTTGACGGTAAAAGATTTTACGAACATTTAGAAACAGGCAGTAAGTACCCCTCAATAACAAGTGTATTATCAATAATACAAAAAGAAGGTCTTAAAAAATGGCGTGAGAGAGTTGGTAACGAAGTTGCTAACCATATTATGATTACTAGTGCTAATCGTGGCACAGCAGTCCATAACATGATTGAAGACCATTTAAACAATATTGACATTAATGATGTGGAAAAGTATAAGAAGCAATTTCTTCCACGCATGATGTTTCAGACATTAAAAAGCACACTTCAAAACATAAATAATATTAGACTACAAGAGGCAGGCATGTATAGTGAAAAATATACAGTTGCAGGTCGTGTGGACTGTATTGCTGAATATGAAGGTAAACTTTCTATTATAGATTTTAAAACAAGCAAAGCAGACAAACAAGAAGATTGGATTGAGAATTACTTTATTCAAGGTAGTGCTTATGCTGAAATGTATGAAGAAAACTTTGGCGAAAAGATTGACCAAGTTGTTATATTGATTACCACAGAGGAAGGTTCTGTACAGATATTTAAAAAAGATAAAAAAGATTATCTACCTAAATTGAAAGAAGCAATAGAAAACTTTTACAAATGGATAGAAACAAATGCTAAAACAAATTAAAAAAGGAATACTAGGTATTGGATTGATTGTATTATTCTTTTTCTTATTATCTTTTGGATTAAACAAAGCACAAGCAGGTGAAGGACCAGAGTTTTTACCTAATACAATACACCCAATACAAGTGCCAATGATGTGTGGCGAAAGCACAACAGTATTGACACAAATTGTAAATGGGTTTCAAATGAAAAGTTTAGCTGCAGGTCAAGTAAAGGCAGGCGGCGACTTAGATGGTGTTGATATTGGTGTTATATCATTTTGGATACACCCTACTTTAGAGTATGGTGGTATGTTAATGACAATAAAAGAAGGCAATTTGACATGTTTATTAGGTTATGGTGTAAATTGGGAATGGGACACAGACTTAATGATAGATGTTGTAAACGAAGTTATCAATGAAGATGAGACAAGTACGCAATAGGGACTTGGGTGCAATACCCAACACCTCCACCATTACAAAATTTACATATGGGGGTGATATAGGTTCGACCGTTGTGAGAAAGTTCATTGGAGATAATTCACTGGCGAGTGTAAACGTGACAAATGCAAACTTTAACGAGTATGCTTTAGCAGCCTAGTGTTGCTTAGGGTTTGCCTGTACCTCGTAACAGAAACAGGCACTACGCCGCTTTAGCTCATTTGGTAGAGCAACTGATTTGTAATCAGTAGGTGCCCAGTTCAAATCCGGGAAGCGGCACCATTAACAAGTGATAAGGAGATTATGACAAAACAAAGTGAACAATTTTACGAGCTTCTGGATAAGATGAGACAAGTACACGACAATAAGAGGCATGATTATGCTTCTGTTGATGATGTATTCAAAAATTTTAGAACAAGTGAAATGGCAGGTATTCCTGCATGGAAAGGCGTTGCAATGCGAATAGGCGATAAGTTTAGTCGTTTAATGTCTTTCTGTAAACAAGGTGAATTAAAAGTACAAGACGAAAGTATTGGCGACACCTTAATAGATATGGCAAACTATGCTATCATATGCCATATTTTATTTTATGAAATGAGAAACAAACAAATGAACGCACATAAAGACGATATAACAGAAAAGTTTTTAAATGCACAAGGAGATAATAATGACAGATGATAGTTCAGTAGATAAGTCTTTTGAGAATGAAACACCGGCACCAAGTCCTATGGTTCAGATTTCTATAAAAGAATACGACAAGTTAAAAGAACAACAACACTATATTACAGATAAGTCTTTAATTGATATTATAGATAACATGGAAAGACTATTAAGAGCATTAAGA